ACTTGGAAAAATTTAGAATCAGCAGCTCGTGCATGGGTTTATTTAACTAAACATCCATTTACTGAATATGCAGGTAATATCTATTCATCAGCCTCTAAAAAAATAGGTGTTAATAAAGTAGTAGTACCAGATGCTCTTTTCAAAATAGTAATTGATAATACAACTAAAAGATCATATGCTTTTTTAATGAATAATAAAGATGGTCTTGATTCTGATTTTACAAAATACCAAGTGACAGTTGCTGATATCGAAAAAGCAACAGGTACAACTTTTCCTGTTCCTGATTCAAAGACAATTAAGAACCCACTTCTACCAGTTGATTTGAAAACATTGGCAGAAGATAAAAAGAAACAATGTAAGGAGTAAAAATGGCTGATAGTATAATCACTTGCACAGAGTGCGAAGCTGAATTTGAAATCATTCATGATACTGTAAACGAACCTGAGTATTGCCCATTCTGCTCTTCAAAACTTACTAAGACAGAGAAGTTTGAAGATGAAGATGAATGGGATGATCAGGACAAAGATCGTTTCTGAGAATAAATACGGGGTAAGGAGTTACCCCATATGTCTGATTATGAAAATCCATGGCTTTACTATGGTATACCATTAAAAGAAGAAATAATAGAAGATTATGTAGGTTTCATCTACATGATAACCAATCTTACAAATCAACGTATGTATATTGGTAAAAAGCTTTTCAAATTCTCTAGAACGAAAAGCATAAAAGGAAAAAAGAAAAAAGTTAAAATTGCTTCTGATTGGAAAATATATTATGGTTCTAATAAAGAATTACAGGAAGATGTTGAAAAAATCGGAGCAGATCAGTTTAGAAGAGTTGTATTGAGACTTTGTAAAACCAAAGGCGAATGTAATTACTGGGAAGCTAAACAGCAATTTGAGAATAAGGTATTGGAAAGTGACATGTATTATAATTCATGGATCTCTGTAAAAATACATAAAGCTCACGTTAAGATTTAACTTGATTTTTTTCTATAATAAGGTATAATCTAGTTCTAGCCCACGTAACCCAATGGCAGAGGTAGGAGACTTAAAATCTCCAAAGTGTCAGTTCGAGTCTGACCGTGGGCACCAAATAAAAGGAGTATATAATGGCGCATCCTCATAAAAATAGACCTCGTAAGGGTCGGCGTAAAATTGGTTCTGCGAAACGCAAAGCAAGAAAAAATAATAAAAAGAAGTAAATAAAATGAAAAAGATCGATATCGAAGAAGTTAAACAGTTTATTCTAAATCAGCCTCCAGAAACAAAGATATATCTTGGTGGAGATTCTGAACGTTTTATGATTGATAAATTGTGGTATGCTGATTACACTCTCGCTATCGTTGTTCATTATAGTGGCAATCGTGGCTGTAAAATCTTTGGTGAAGTAGTTCGTGAACGTGATTACGATCAGCAGAAAGATAAGCCACGATTACGTCTTATGAATGAAGTATATAAGATTGCTGAATTATATTTAAAACTAGCAGAAGTATTGGAGGATCGCCATGTGGAAGTACATCTTGATATCAATCCTGATGAACACCACGGTTCTTCTTGTGTTATTAATGAAGCTACCGGATATATTAGGGGTATGTGTAACGTTATACCACTTGTTAAACCCAACGCTTTCGCTGCTTCCTATGCAGCAGATAGGCTTAAAGAAGTTTTAGCAGCTTAGGACCGATAGCCAAGCGGTAAGGCTCACTGCTCATAACAGTGCGAGCGCAGGTTCGAATCCTGCTCGGTCCACCATTTTAATAATATAAATACTTATTCACACGGGCGTTATTCCTTTACCGTCCGTGTGTAAAGCATAGAGAGAGTATCTCTGTGTAAACACTAAGGAGAGAAGATGAAGAAACTTATACTATACCCCCTTATGGGGATTAGTATGTTGACTTCAGCCTATGTAACCTCATGTGAAGCTCTTTCGAAAGAGCAAGATCATAAAGGAAATCTAATTATACAAGATCTAGTTACATATAAAGCTAATCAACATCAAATACCTCCAGCATTTGCGCATGCAATTATTATGGTAGAATCAACATACAATATTAAAGCGCAAAATGGAAGTTCAATTGGTCTTGGGCAAATTCAATGTAGAACTGCTCATGGTCTCGGATTGGAAGGAAAATGTAGTCAGTTATATGACCCTGAAACCAATCTAGAATATGCCTTTCAATATTTAAAAATGGCCATCGACAGAGCGAATGGTAATTTGTGTCATGCAGCTACTCTATATAATAGAGGATTAGAATCAAAAGCAAAAGATTCTTCTTACTGCAAAAGGATAATGAAAAACATCAATTAACGAGTGGGGGGAAACCCCCACTCCCATAGATTGGAAAATAATATGATTATGAAAGACGATAAAACTAATATACCAAGTATCGCAGATCATCATTATTTACTTTTTAATAAACCATTTGATCCTTCTTCAACGGGTGATGCAATTGAGTTTATTATTGCTCGTAATTTAATGAAAAAAGATTATCCTAAAATGATTAAGATGATTATCAATTCTCCTGGTGGAGAAGTACCATCTGCATTTGCACTTATTGATACAATGAGAGGATCTTCTATTCCAGTCTATACATATGGTCTTGGTGAAATTGCAAGTTGTGGATTACTTACCTTTATTGCAGGTCAAAAAGGTCATCGATACATCACACAAAATACAAGTATTCTTTCGCATCAATTTACATGGGCATCATGGGGCAAAGAACATGAACTTATGGCTCGTGTTAAAGAGTTTAATAATACTAATGAAAGAATAATCGATCATTATAAAAAATGCACTGGTTTATCAGAAGCTAAGATTAAGAAATACCTGTTGCCACCAGAAGATGTTTGGCTAACTGCAGAAGAAGCAATTGATTACGGCGTTGCAGATAAAATTGTTGACTTTTATTGAGATAAGTAGTATAATAGATTATGGAGAATAATATGTTTGATTTTGTATCAGGATATAGTGAACTTGAAATATTAGTTCGTTACGATATGTTTAAAGCTGGTCTTGATCCAGATAAACAGTGTGACATTGAATTATTTTGGGAGTGGAGATTATCATGAATGTAGAAATTTATACCAAACCAGATTGCCCTTATTGCTCGCGAGCCAAGAGTTTGCTCCGAGATAAACAAATTCCTTTCACTGAACAAAAACTAGATGAAGATTTTACTCGTGAAATTCTTCTCGAGAAATTTCCAGAAGCCAAGTCATTTCCAGTAGTTGTAGTTGACGGTTTCCGAATTGGTGGATATACAGAACTTCGTACCATGCTTATGGAAGAAGCTCAAGATAACCGTAAATTATTGAACGAAGGAAATTGATATGGTTTTCAAACGTGATGAAGTTATCAAGGATTTAAGAGAATTTGTGGCAGAAGTTTCTTTCACAAAAGTAGATGGTCAGAACAGAGTGATGCGTTGTACGCTTAAACCTGATTTATTACCAGCTAAATATATCACAGAAGAAATCGAAGCTGAAAAGAAATTTCATGCAGAGAATACAGATGTTATTCGAGCATGGGATGTTCAAATCGGAGCGTGGCGTTCATTTCGTATGGACAGTGTAATTTATTTTCAAGTTATTGATGCATACTAAAATGAAAAAACTTGTTATGGTTGACGTTCTATCACAATTTCGCCTACGTTATTGTGTAGAAGTAGAAGATAATATCGATCACGCACTCGATGAAGTTGTAATGCGAGAAAATGATTCAGATTTCACCGAGTTTTCACAGAAACACCTTGGACCAACTGTAATGATTTCTCATCGCGAGATTAGCGAAGAAGAATACCTCCGCATGTTTGATGAAGATAATGATTATCTACAAACATGGACAAAAGAGAAAAAATTCAATTTTATCAACAAAATTAACTACGAAGAGGACGAATGATGTCATCATACTGGGGCTACCATCTTATGCTTGACTGCGCTGGCGCAGATCATGGAATGATTACTGATGGTGAAAATATTTCTAATTTCGCCAAGGAATTGGTTAAGCGTATTGACATGGTGGCTTATGGTGAGCCGCAGGTCGTAAATTTCGGAAGTGGTAATAAGGCTGGATTTACTTTAGTTCAACTTATTGAAACAAGTAACATTGTTGCCCATTTCTGTAACAATACTGATACATTCTACCTTGATGTATTCAGCTGCAAAACTTTCGATAATGATGTAGTTATTCAAACTGTTCGTGAATTCTTTAAGACAGGTTCCGAAAGAGTTATGTTCGTTACTAGACAGGCATAAACATGAATGTACTTTTGACTGGTGGCGCTGGTTTCATTGGCCACCACATTATAGAATATTTTCTCGATAATACAGACTACAATATCGTTAGTTTAGATCGGCTCGATTTCTCTGGTAATCTCAACAGAATTGAAGAGGTTGTCAAAGATCGAGCCGACAAACATCGTGTCAAAGTAGTTTACCACGATCTTAGAGCAGCGATTAGTCCGCAAATTGCAGATACTATCGGACCAATTGATATTATCCTTCATGTCGCTGCTGCTTCTCACGTTACACGCTCTATCAAATATCCAATGGAGTTTGTTGAAAATAACGTCGTTGCTACAGTTAATCTCCTTGAGTATGCTCGGACATTAAATAATCTAGAACGCTTTGTATACTTCTCTACAGATGAAGTATTTGGACCTGCAGTTCCTGGATATAGTTTCACAGAATATGACCGCTTTAACCCTACCAACCCTTACTCGGCTTCTAAAGCAGCTGGTGAGGCTATGTGCGTAGCATATCAGAATACTTACAAACTGCCTATATACATTACACATACAATGAATGTCTACGGCGAACGTCAGAATCCCGAAAAATACATTCCTATGTGTCTTAAGAAAATCGTAAATAACGAAAAACTAACGATCCACTATGATAGTAAGACCAATAACATTGGAAGTCGTTGTTACCTCCATGCTAAGGACGTAGCCTCTGCTCTTTTGTTTATTTTGAATTTAGAACAAATTGCTATTAATAGTATGGGAGGATCCTGCCCTAAGTTTAACATCGCATCTGATATCGAGTGGAATAATCTACAAATTGCAGAGATGTTAGCTTTAAGCTTAAAAGTTGAACTCAATTACGAATTAGTTGACCCAAATATCGAACGTCCAGGACACGATTTCAGTTACGCAATTTCAGGCGATTATCTGCGTGGTTTAGGATGGCAACCTTCAATGCCTATTGAAGAGAGAATCGAGAAGGTTTCTAATTGGTATAACGAAAATAGAATTTGGTTGAAATAGGAGTATATTATGCCTTTTGCAAAAGATAATCTTTCTGGTAATGCCAAGGGTGGCACAGAATTAATGAAGTATGCGCTTGAAAAGCGTTTAGAACCTGAATTGCTTGATAAATTTCAGATATTTGTATCACGTGTCCATGAAGAACTTTCAGAAGATCACGTTCGTATCCTTTGGTGTCAAGATTTAGCAGGTGATCCGGAATCAGATCATCTTTACAATCGTGGATGGGAAAAGTTCCATAAGTTGGTATTCTCTTCTCATTATCAGATGAAGGCGTATATCGATAGGTATCAAATTCCATGGTCAAAGTGCATCGTTCTTCATAATTGCATCGAACCCATTAACTTCACTATGGAAGATAAGAAGCGTGATATTATCAAGTTGATTTATCACACTACTCCACATCGTGGTTTACAAATCCTTGTTCCAGTTTTCCAAAAGCTAAGAGAAACATTCGATAATATCGAACTTGATGTTTATTCTTCGTTTAAGGTTTATGGATGGGATCAGAGAGATGAACCTTTCCAGCAATTGTTTGACACTTGCAATAACACTCCTGGGATTAATTATCATGGAGCTGTTTCTAATGAAGAGATTCATAATGTTTTAAAAACAAGTCACATTTATTCTTATCCCAATATCTGGGAAGAGACTAGCTGTATCTCTCTTATGGAAGCTATGAGCGCAGGTGTGGTTTGTGTTCACCCGAACTATGGTGCACTACCTGAAACTGCAGCTAACTGGACACATATGTATCAGTGGAACGAGAATATGAGCGATCATGCTAATATGTTCTACACTGTTCTTCGTAATGCAATTGAAGAGATCATCAATGCAACGGACGAAGAATATCAAAATAAGATTATGATCCAGAAAACATACGCCGATGTATTCTATAATTGGAACACAAGAATCAATCAGTGGAATGCTCTTCTTGGTAGCTTACAAAACCTTCCTCGGGAGTTTCCAAAGGCTAAATTTATTTACAAAACCTCTTAATATAAATACAATTAAAGATTGACTTTCCTTAAAAAATAAGGTATAATAATGAGTGTTAAGTTGGAAAGTAACAATGTTATTTTGTTTCCGAAAAAGAGCTCTAAAGAGCTGAAATATTCTATTGAGGAAATAGATCGTAATCTTGAGATGGTCAAACACTATCATATACAAGAAACGATAGCAAGTATCGCGCCTATGATATTCAATCAATTAGACATTGCTGGATTCACAATGGTTAGCGATGAGGAAGCAGAAGATGATCCATTCTTAGATATTATAGATGGCGCATTTGTTATTGAATCATTACGGTCTTTGATGTGTAAATATTATGGACTGTATCATCCTTTCCAAAGGATAACAGAGAATGTCTTTATCCCAGATGATGAAGATCCAGAAGCGTTAAAAATTGTAGATGAACTTGTAGTAAACTTAAAAAGAAGTGACGATACAGAAGAATAGGTGATTTGTGATTATTGTAGACTTGAATCAGGTTATGTTATCTAATCTGCTTATGCAGTTAGGAAACCATACTAATGCCCATCTTGAAGAGAATATGGTTCGCCATATGATCTTAAATTCCCTACGTTCTTATAAAACTAAATTCGGCGATGAATATGGCGAATTAGTTATTGCCTGTGATAATACCAATTACTGGCGTAAACAAGCGTTCCCTTATTACAAGGCAAATCGCAAGAAAAATCAAGAAGCTTCTGAAATGGATTGGAAGTCTATCTTCGAATGCATGAACAAGATTCGTTCAGAGCTTAAAGAATATTTTCCCTACAGAGTTATCGATGTTGAATCTGCAGAAGCGGATGACATCATTGGCACTCTCGTAAATGAATTTGGTGCTGTCGTTGGTGGAGCGCCAATACTAATCCTGTCAGGCGATAAGGATTTCATCCAACTTCATACATACTCAAATGTATCGCAGTATGATCCTACTCGTAAAAAGTGGATCAAGCATGATGATCCAAATAAATTCCTCAAAGAACATATTATGAAAGGTGATGCAGGGGATGGCGTACCTAATATTCTTTCAAATGATAATTGCTTTGTGGTTGGTGACAGACAGAAGCCTTTGACTACAAAGAAAATGGATCACTTAATGGTCCTAGACGTTTCACAATATGATAGTGTTGTTGCAAGAAATTATCAACGCAATGCACAATTGATTGACCTGAGCTTTACACCGAAGGAAATTCGTAGTAAGGTTATGGAACAATATAATGCACAGGCTGGACGTGATCGTTCAAAACTTATGAACTACTTTATCGCAAATAGATTGAAAAATCTTATGGAAAACATCGCGGAGTTTTAAATGCAAGTTGGATTAGCAGAATTTTTAGAAAAAGTCGGCAAAATGAAAAAGACCCAAGAGAAGGTTGAAGCTCTTAGGTACAATGATAGTTTACCATTACGTATTATTCTTCAGGGTGCATATGACCCAGGAGTCGTATGGTTGTTACCTCCAGGTATACCACCATATAAGCCAAACGAATTGGTTGATCAGGAAAATGTTCTTATTAGAGACTGTCCTAAGTTGAGATACTTCATTAAAGGATTTCATGACAACCTTGCACAGCTTAAAAGAGAAACAATGTTTGTTGAATATCTTGAGCGTTGTGCACCTGCAGATGCAGCAATGCTCTGTGAAATTAAAGACAAGAAGCCAATTAAAGGCATTACCCTTCAACACGTAGTAGAGGCACTTCCAGGATTAATCAATGGGCAAGTCAACGGTTAATAAGTACAAAAGATATGATTATGAAGATGAAGAGGAATATTCCTCTTCTTCCAAATACGTAGACAAAAGAAAGCAAAAAAGAGTAGATCGTGCATTGCGCATTAAAGATGTTTCTACTCTAGTTGAAATGGACAATGAAGGCGATGATCCTATCAATTGGCAAATTGATGAGGATGATAATCTTGAGTTTGCGAAAGTACAGTGGAAATAATGCCAACATATAAATTTGTAAATAATGATACTGGTGAGGAGTTCGAGGACTTTATGAGTATCTCGGCTCTAGATGTTTATTTGGAAGAAAATAAAAACGTAACCCAACTAGTAAACGGTGCACCTCATATTGTTTCTGGTAGAGGCATGGGCAAACCTGACAACGGTTTCCGTGATCTATTAAAAAATATTAAGAAGGAACATAGCAAAGGTATTTCGAGGAGCACTGTAAATACATTTTAATAAGGACCATTATGGAAACGAATCAAAGGTTAACAAGAAAAGAAAAAAGAATCCTTCGTCAAAACGGTCAGAAAGAAATTAATCAAGAGAAATTAAATTTTAAACTAAAGAATGTAGATCCACTAACACAGAATCAAAAATTCTCTTTTGAAGCATATAACAGTGGTAGAAATTTAATGCTTCATGGTATAGCAGGTACTGGCAAAAGTTTTATCTCACTTTACCTTGCTCTTAATCAGGTTCTTACAGAAGAGAGTAATTATAAAAAAGTTATTATCGTTAGAAGTGTAGTACCAACAAGAGACATGGGCTTTCTTCCAGGTAATACAAAAGAGAAAACCAAAGTTTATGAGGCTCCATATTATGCAATATGTTCTGAGCTTTTTGGCAGAGGTGACTCCTATGAATATCTCAAGCAAAAGAATATAATTGAGTTTATCAGCACATCTTTTATTCGTGGTGTTACTCTTAATGATTGTATTATTATTGTTGATGAAATCGCTAACATGACATTGCATGAGCTTGACTCTGTTATTACACGTGTTGGTAAAAATTGTCGTATTGTTTTCTCTGGAGATTTTAGACAGTCTGATTTTACCTTTGAACGTGATAAAAATGGTCTTAAAGATTTCATTAAAATTATTCAGAAGATGAAATCATTTACTTTTATCGACTTCGATGAAAACGATATTGTTAGAAGTGCTATGGTGAAAGATTATATTATTCAGAAAGATAGGTTGAAGATTGTCGCGTAAAACATTTAAGCATCAGTTTGTTCCAGTTGTAGATCTTACTACTGAAACAATTGATGGCCAAAGACATTATGTTCTTCCAGATGGTATTACCAAATTAAAATCGGTAACTACCATACTGGGAGAAAAAACAGATAAAACTTCATTACTTGAGTGGAGAAAACGAGTTGGCGAAGAAGAAGCCAATCGTATCTCCACTCAAGCTGCACGTAGAGGTACAGCTATACATAATATGGCTGAGAAGTATCTTCTTAATGAGGACATGACACCTATCTTTCAAAAAGAAATGCCGATTAATATCGAGACGTTTCAGAAGATACAACCTGTGCTTAATGAACACGTCGGAACTATTTTGGGAATTGAAACACCACTAGCTTCCAAAACTCTTGGTTGTGCAGGTCGTACTGACCTTGTAGCAGAGTATGATGGTGTATTGTCTATTATTGACTTTAAGACATCTAAGAGATTAAAAGAAGAAAGTTATATTGAAAATTACTTCTTACAGGCTACTGTTTATTCTATGATGTTTGAGTGGACATATAATTTATCAGTTCCACAAATTGTTATTATCATAGCTGTAGATGATGAAAGCACGCCCCAGATTTTCATCAAAGAGCGTGTTTATTATATTGACAAAGTGTTAGAGATCTTTAAAAGATAAATAAAGCTGTTATCATGATTGATTGAAATTTGATTTGAAAGGATCTATCATGTCAACAACATCAGATAAAACAGCTCAAATGAGCGAAACATTAGCAGCAAGCGCGAGTAAAAGCGCATTAGTAGAAAAGATTGTATTCGCTGCAGTACCTATTCTTTTCTCATGCGTAGTATATCTATTTACCGCATTAAGTTCTTCCAATCATGCCATAACAGTATTAGAGAGTAAGATTGCAGTTGTTGTTAATAACGATAACAAAGCAATTCCACCACA